TCACGCCTCCATGCTCTGGTTTCCGCGGCCGTCCTGGGCAGCGGGTTCGCCGTTGTTCTGATTCACTTCTTTCCTGCAGTCGCACGCTTCGGGCGGCCGCTGAGCCGCGCCTGGCGATCCATCCTCGCGCATGCAGCAACCGGCCGCGCGCCCATCTCTCGAATCGACTGAGCGCGGCGCGACGATCGGGCCGGCTGCGTTCATCGCAAGCTCGTGAGCCGGGCGGCCGGCGCACTGCTCGATCCGTTCGCGCAGCAGATTTCGGATGATCCGCGCCTCGGCCGGCGCATTGCTCGGGTCCACGGTGAAGTCGCCGGTCTTCGGCAACCTCCAGCCCGCGTCGAGCCTGGCGAACAGTTCGGCGATCGCCGGGTCGCGTTCGATCAGCCAGCGTCGCAGATCGGTCTCGCGCGTGCCGTCGAGCAGCTCGGCGGCGCGGGCGAGCACGTAGTCACAGGCGAGAAGGCCGAGCTCGTCGTCCGGGCAGTACGCCGTCAGATGCACGCGCTTCGGGCCGACGTTGATCGAGGTCACCGACATGACTTCACCTCATCGAGCGGGCGCGCCTTCAGAGCGATCCGCCTCGTCGCGCGTCGCCGCGTCTCCACGATTCGCGGTGCACACGTCCCATCACGCATCGCCCCTTCATCCCACGTATCCGAACACCAGCCGGCGCTCCCACATCCAGCGGATCTCCGTCTGCCACGACGCCGATGCGAACGCAACCAGCGCCTCCAGTTCGGCGAATCGCGTCGCGCCCGGGTCGCGGTTCTCGCCGCCAATGTGGATCGAGCCGACGTTGGGTGCGCCCGTCGCCTTGGCCAGGTCCTGCGCCAGCCGGCGGCAGCGGCCGTAGACGTTCGCGTCGAGCATGATGTAGACCATCCGGTAGAGCGGGATCGCGTTTGTGATGTACGCGAGCTGCTCACTCGTCGGCAGCGAGCCGAAGAACGCGGTCGCGACCGACGCGTTGGCCGGCTGCGTCGCGGCCGTGACCATCAGCGCGTCGAACGGGCCCTCGACGACGAACAGCGTGTCGCCGCCGGCGAGCACGCGGTCGGGCTCGTAGATCACAACCTTGTGGCCGCCCTCGACCGGATGGCTGAGCCAACGTTTGCGCTGCTTCGCGTCGATCGCGCGGGCGGTGTACCCCAGGTCGACGCCGCCCTCGCGCACCGGGAACACGACGCGCCGCTCCTGGTCCTCGTAGCGCAGGTCGAACAGCGGGATGAGCGCATCGAGCCGCTCGGCCGGCACGCCGCGGCTGATCAGGTAGTCGTAGCCGTCGGCGGTGACGCCGCTGGACGCCAGGATGGGCAGTTCCTTCAAATCACGCATTGGCCGGCTCCCGTCCACGTCTCACACGGGCAATCGTGCATCCACGTCGCCGGGTCCTTGGTCAGGTCGTAGTCGCGCAGGCGCGGCACGCCGCGGCCTTCGTACGGCGGCAAGTTGCCGTTGCGGCCGGTGAAGTTGCGGTACGGCCGGCCGCTGCCGTCGAGGTTCAGATCAACCGCGACCCACGCCGCGTCGCCCTTGCACACCGGAAAGTCGCCCAACGAGCACTGGCAGATGTGGCCCGTGCAGCACGCGCTGCCGTTCCAGGCCGAGAAGCAGCCGCTCTGCGCATCGACGAACTGCGCGCAGAGCGGGTCACCGTTGAGATCGTGATAGCCGTAGCCGGGAATTTCCGGCGGCAGCGCCAGCGTGTCGCCGAACGAGCAGTCCGAGCTGCAACCCGGCATGCCGCTGCACCCCGGGTACCACGAGGGCACGAGGCCTTCCCAGTAGATGCCCGTGACCTCGCTGAACCACAGCCCCAGGTCAGGCCCACCTGGAAAAGTGTCGCCGCAGCCGAACATATCGCCGAGGCAGTTGCCGCTGAATTCGTTGCCGGGCGGACCGGTCGCCTTACCCCACAGGCCGGAGCAATCGAGGCCGTGGCACCACTCGTGGTCGAGCCGGTTCTTCTTGTATTGTCCGCCGTGGTCGTCGTCCCAGCCGGCGTTGCACTCGCCCGGCGTGCAGGCGAAGTAAGAATAGCCCTCGACGCGCCGCACGCAGTGGTAGCCCTTGTGAGGGTCGGTCACGCACTGCTGCGTCTGCCAGTCCCAGCTCTTGCAGCCCTTCTCGTCGCGGTGATAGCCGCACCCGGGCGAGCCTTCGTTGCCGAACGGACCGAACGGGTCGTAGCCGTCGCAGACCGTGTCTTCCCAGTAGCCGCGGTCGCAGGGGCAATCCGGGTTGCCTTCGGGCGAGTACTGCGAGTAGCCGCTCTTGCGGCTCATCATGTGGCACTTGGCCTGCGAGCAGTTCTGTGTGCATTCCTCCCACGTCGGCGTCGGCCACGGCTCGCAGGTGTCGGGGTATTCGGTCCACTGGTCGTCGTAGCCCGGGCCCCACTGGTGATACCAGTAGCCCAGCACGTGGTTGTACGGCCAGCAGGCCTCCGCGTTGGCGCAGCACTTGTCGCAGCCGATGCGCCACTCGGCCCCGCTCGTGCCGTAGCAATCGGTATAGTTCAGGGCGTAGTGGTAGCCGCAGTCTTTGCCCATGAACTGGCCGGGCGTGCGCTTGCGCGTGCAGGTGCCGATGGAGGTCCACGCGCCGTTGTCGATCAGGTAATCGACCGCGTCGATGATCTCCTGGATGTGCACCGCCTCGATCACGTCGCCGGGGCGCAGGCCCCATGACGGGTACTTGGCCCACACCCTCGCGTTCTCGTCCCAGTTCGGCTTGTACATCAGGACGAACGTGCCGGGCGCCGTGCCCCACGAGTACCCGCCGCCGTAATACGGGTTGTCGAAGTGCAGGTCGTCGGTGTAGAGCATGTTGATGCCGCGCCACGTCTTCCGCGCCGCCTGGCTGCCGGCCTGGTCGTCGCGGTTGTGCAGCGGGCGGCTGTCGAGCGGTCCGGCCTTGCCGCCGGTCATGTAGTGCGGGTGGACGTTGCTGCCCGACCAGCGGAACTTGATCGGCATCGGCACGCAGCACAGGCCATCGTCGCCCCCGCGGAAGCGCGGGTTGTGATGGAAGACGTCGCTGCGGTCGTCGGTCTCGGCGCAGGTGTCGTATTCGCCGGTGCAGCAGTCGCCGCCGAACCAGCTCAGCACGAAGCGGGCCATGTTGATCAGCTCGGGCTGGATGCTTTCCGAGCCGTCGAACTGGTAGTAGTCCGTGCCGCGCCGCACGTCGACGCCGCCGTAGCTGTCGAGCATCTCGGGCAGGCCGTAGATGTACGGGTTGAAGTGCGTGTACCACTGAAGGTAGTAGGCATCGGTATCTGACGGCGGCGATTCATCGCCGGGGTCGAACTTGGTGATGTCCGGGTGCTGCGGATTGGGGTCGTCGTAGAAGTAGCGGATGTACCAGCGGAACTCGGTGCCGTGCGGCTGGGCCTCGAACATGGCGCTGTAGGTGTCGCCCGCGGGCGTCATCGTCATCGCGTCCCAGCCCGACCACGAGCTGCCCGGCAGCCGGCGCTTCCACCAGAGCTGGACGCTCGTCGGAGGCTGCACCCCGCCGGGTTTCGTCCAGCGGAACGTGACCGGCTGGCCGTCCTTTTCCTCGTAGCCGACGCCGTCCTGCCGCCCCGGTTGCGTGGCGCCAAACCATCCATATCCCTCGGGGTCGAACGGATCGCTTGCGAAATCCCGGCTCACGCTGCCGAGCGGGAAATACGTGCGGTCGTGGACGCCTTTGACGAACTGGTACACCGGGTCGCCCGAGCGCGAGCGGATCGGCACCTCCGGACGCGGCGTCGGGCAGCACGGCGGCGACTCGCCCAGCGCGGCGTACTCCTTGCCGCTCTCCTGGTAGTCCCAGCACTGGCCCTCGGGGCCGCAGCCGTAGACGCCGCCGAAGTCGAGCAGCCGGCGTTCCCAGGTCTCCGGCCCCCACAGGCAGCGCGGGTGCTGGCGGTCGTACCACTGGCGCTTGACCCAACTGTTGCCGTTCCAATGCGCGTGCGGGCGCGAGCCGAACACCGCGTAGAGCAGGCCTTCGAGCTTCTCGAGCGCGAGGGCGAACTTGCCGCCCAGCGTGTCCTCCCAGTTGATCTCGCCCGGTCCGGCCGGTGGAGAGCCTTTCGGCAGCACCTTCACGCCGGGCGGATGCAGGTCGTACCACTTGAGCTGCGCGGGGTACTGGCCGCCGGGCGACGCGAAGCCCTCCTCGCCGTGCGAGTGCGTGCCGTACAGGGCGTGCTGGTCGCTGGCGATGTCTACGAACGGCATCAAACGCCCTCCAGCTCGAAGCGCACCTTCGCCGGCACGCGCAGCGTGTCGCCGTTGGGCACGTTCACCGGCGGGTCGATCGGCGTGACCCACATCAGCTCTTCGGCGCCGCCGACGGTGCCGTATATCGCGAGACCGCCGAACGGCCCGACCGTGCCGCCCGTCGAGTTGAGCCACTGGGGCGTGTTGCTCGATTCGACGCGCGGCGGCGGGCCGGCGACGTACGTCCAGGACGAAAGCGCGACCGCGGTGAAGTCGGCGTGGAAGTGCGGCTCGATGTCGGCATACGTCGTGCGGCGCGTGACCTTCGCGGCGCTGCTCAGCAGCGGCCGGCAGTAGATCGCGTCGTACCGGCTGCCGGTCTTCTGGAAGGCGTACTTGGCGAAGCGAAGCGCGAAATCCCGCGTGACGCGCGTGCCGAAGATGCGGGCCTGGTAGCGCACGTGCAGGCTCGTGCCCGGCCGCAGCAGCACGGGCGCGCGGAACGCGGCCGCGGCGACGAGCTTGCTGCGCGAGCTGTCGGCCAGGAACGCCAGCGTGATCGGGAACCCGCCGATCTTGCGGAAGTCGCACAGCCAGTCGAGCTCGCCCGAACCGTCCCACTGGTGCATGTAGGGGTAGATGCAGACGTTCGGGTTGTACGGATCGCAGTCGGTGCCGCAGCGCTTCCGCGGCCGCTGCCACGGATAGCCGAGCACCGGCTCCCACGACTCCTTCGGCGTCCACTCCGGCGGCGGCTGCTCGATCTCCTCCGGCGTCCACGGGAAATCCCAGGCCGAGCCGGCCTGCGGGCTCCACGACTGGTTGTTCGGGAACGTGACCTCCGGCGAGACCAGCGCGCCGCCGTCGGCCTCGAGCGAGGCGGTAAACGCGACGGCCTGGCGCGCGTAGCCGAACGACGTGCGCATCGGGCTCGTATAGCAGCCGCCCTCGTTGGCGTTGGCGTCGGTGCACTGGGCGAACGTTAGGTTCGGGCCGAACGACGCGCCGCCGGCCGGGTTCGGCGAGCTGTTCGGATAGCCCACCGTCGCGCCGCAGACGCCGATCTGGAACGTCATCGCCGCCTGGTACGGCGGGAAGATCTGGCGCAGCACGTACTGGATGCCCTCGTACGCGAGCACGTTGCGCGCGACGAAGCGGCCAAGCTCGGCCCCGGTGTCGTAATCCATCAATCGCACGAGGAACGCGCCCATCAGTAGGTCCCCCGATAGTGCGAGCGCGTGCAGACGAACGCGTCGATGCCCGGGTCCGGGGCGGCGAAGATCAGCACCACGTCGCCGACCACCAGCGGGTTGACCCACTGCCCGCCAACGCCTTGCTCCTCGATGTTGAACACGTTGTTGTATGCCGACCCGCCGCCGACCTGCGTCCAGACGCCATTGGCGTCCATCGTGGCCTGCGCGGCCGCGTAGCGGAACGGCGGCGAACTACCGGTCTTCGACGTGATCATCGCGAATGCCGCAGTGACGCTGCCGCCTCCACCGCCGCCGATGCGAGAAACGGTCCAGGCGATCTCCGGATCCTGGCGGTCCTCGACCGGCTCGACCCAGAGCAGCCGTGCCGTGCCCGAATCGCCGCTCTCCAGGCGCGACGCGACGCCAATCGCAACGTCGGCCGACGTATGCGCCTCATCGACCATCCGCACACGGACGACGCAGACGCCATCGACGCAGGCGCGGACGATCGCCTGGTCCGTCGCGGGTTCGAGCAGGATCGCGAACTTGCCGGGGTGTGGGCTGGACGGCACGACGCCGCGCAGCGCGACGCGCTGCTTGAACTCGTCCTCGTTGTCGACGCGCTCGATGATCGGGCCTTCGATGCCGAGCACGTCGAAGCGCTCGCGGTCGGCGCCGCTCTCGTTGCGGATCAGCACGATGCCGGTGTCGCGCTGCTCGCGCACCGCGTCGCGCCGTGCGCTGCGCTGGCGGTCCTGGAAGTCGCGGGCGGCGTCGATGAACGTGTTGAAAGTCGCCGCCGGAATGACCAGCGGATCGCCGCGCTTCACCTTCTGCATCGGGCCAGCCATCACTCAAATCCCCAGCAGGCTGAAATCGCCGTCGGCGTAGACCTTCTCGATGTAGACCGCGATCGGCCTTTTCACGAGCGCCTTGGCCGCCGCGTCCTCCGCGTCGGCGTAGCGCACCCAGAGGTACTCCCAGCCCTTCTTCGCGATGCCGGTGATGTCGCCGATGGTCAGGCCGGTGACGTTGGGGCTGGCCGCGAAGCGGAACGTGATCTCCCAGTCGCCCTGGCCGCGCTTCGTGCCGGCCGCGCCGAGAAACAGGCACTCGCCGGCGGCCAGGCCCTTGAACGCGCCGCTGTTCACGCGGCCGGTGAGCGCGAAGAGCGTCGCCTTGTACGGCTCGGTGACCAGCGTCGCGTCGAGGTAGTGCGTCTCGGAGAAGTGGTAGACGGGGACCGTGATGTCCACGCCCTCGACGCTGTCGGCCGTGACGCCGATGGCACCCTTGAAGTCGGGCGCGGTCTGGCTCGGCGGGGCGTACGACGCGACCGTCTGGCGGCTGTGCGTGATGTGCTGCGTGCCGCCGCCGGTGTCGAAGGAAAAGACGCTCTCGCTGGTCGCGGGGATCGTGCCATAGCGGACGATGCCCTCCCACAGCATCTCGCCGACCGGCTGCACGCTGACCGTGTCGCGCGGCAGGAAGAGCAGCCCGCCGCCCCAGGGGTCGTACAGCGCCGGCGAGTTGGCGACCAGGGCGCTGCGGGCCTCGACGTCGTCGTCCGTGCCGCGGATCGTGTAGCGCAGCTCGACCGACGGGTTCGTGCCCGTGGTGACGAGCCGGCTTTCGAACTTTTCCGCGACCTCGACGGGCACTGGTTACGCCCTCCGTGGCGTTGCCGTTCATCGTTCCATCACGCAAACGTCAGCCCACCGGTGACCGCCGCGTCGGCCAGGCGCTTCGTGTGCTTGGCGATCTGCTCGGTGTTCCGCGCCGTGCGCTCTTCGGCGTCGCCGCCGAGGCCGAGCAGCGCGGCCGGGTTGAACGTGCCGGTGACGCTGATCTTGCCGGCCAAGACGTCGGCGATGCCCTCGAGCTGGTCCTTCAGATCGCCGGGCAGCTTGGGCTTGCCGGGCGGGGCTTTCTCCGTCTCGGCTTCCTCGCGCTTGCGCTTCGCCTCCGCGAGCGCTTCGTCGAGCGCCTTGCGGGCTTCGGCGAGCTGGCGCTTGGTCTCCGCGATCTTCGCGTCGGTGTCGGCGCCGAGCGCCTTCTGCGCCTCCTCGAACTGTCGGCCGATCTCGGCCAGCGTCGCTTCGTTCACGGCGGCCGACTGCTCGCGCTCGCTTTTTCGCCGTTGTTCGCGCTCGGTCAGCGCGCCCGTGCGGCGGCGCTCAATCTCGGCGGCGCCCTCGGCGAACTCCTGCTCGGACATCTGCTTGGCCGCCTCGGCCTGCTCGTCGGTGAGCTGACCGAAGAGGTTCATCAGGTCGAGCCAGCGCTTGGTCAGCCAGTTCTGGATGATGCCCCACGCCTGGCGCAGGTCGCTGGTGAAGTTCGTCCAGGTCTTCGAGAGGAACGCTGTGGTCTCGATCCATGCGACCTCGAGGGCGTGAAAGACCTGCTGCGCGGCGGCCAAAGCGCCGAACCACATCGCCTGCGCCGTGCCGATGAAGAAGCGCTTGGCCTCCAGCCAGGCCCGGTTGAGCGCGTCCACGCCCTGTTGCCACGCTAACTTCAGTGCCAGCCAGAGGATCTGCGCCGCGAGCGTGATGTCGCCGGCCGCGAGGGCGTCGGAGATGCCGCCTATTACCTTATATAGGGCATCGCGCAGCCAGCGGAACTGCTCGCCCAGCCAGGCCAGGGCATCGCCCCCGGCGCCGGTGTAGACGACGATCGCCGCCCCCAGGCCGGCCACAGCGGTGATCGCCAGACCGATCGGCGAGACCAGCGCGGCGATGGCGCTGCCGATGATGCCCAGCGCGGTGCCGACGCCAGACACGATCGTGGCCAGGCCGCCCAGCGCCGCGCCGAGCGCGGACGCCGCCACGCCGAGTGTAATCAACGCAGCGCCTGCGGCCGCAACGCCTGCGGCGACCTGGAATACTGTGACGACCAGCGCCTTGTTCTCCTTGACCCAGTTCATGAACGCCACGACCGCCCGCGTGACCTTGTTGGCCAGCTCGGTGACCGTCGGCGCAAGGGCCGAGCCGATCGTGAAGACCGCCTGCTTGAGCACGCGCCAAACGGTATCGAGCGCATCGGCCAGCACAGCCGCGTCCTTGGCGGCCTGCGTGGAGACGGTGAGACCCAGCGCGCGGGCCTGCTCCTGAAACTTGGCCAGCCCTTTCGCGCCGTCCTGAATGAGCGGCAGCAGGCGCGTGCCCGACTTGCCGAAGACTTCCATCGCCAAGGCCGCGCGCAGCGTCGGGTCGGTGATCCGGCTGATCCGGTCGGCGATCAGCTTGAACTGTTGCTCGGGATTGAGGCTCTTCAGGTCGGCGACTGAGAGGCCGAGCTGGGCGAGGGCGTCGGCGGCGCTTTTCGAGCCGCCGATGGCTTCCGAGATGGTCTTCTGCATCTTGCGGATGCCGGTCTCGAGCGTCTCCATGTCGGCGCCGGCCAGCTCTGCCGCGAAGCCCAATTCCGACAGCGTCTCGACGCTGACGCCGGTGCGGGCGGACATTTCGTCGAGCGAGTCCCCCATGTCGGCGAACGTCTTCGCCGTCCCAAACAGCGCCGTCAGCGCTGAAGCGCCGATCGCGCCGAGGCGCGTGCCGATCGAGCGCAGACCTTCGCCAAATGCCTGGAGGCGCTTCTGTGCCGCGCGCAGCCCCTTGGTGAGTTTGTCGCTGACGCCCAGCTCGATGAACGCGCGTCCGGCGCGGATGCCCTGTGCGGCGGCCATGCGTCAGCCTCCCCGCACGCTGTTGGCCCAGGGCTTCGGCAGGTTGGGGCGCTCCTTTTCTAGGGCAGGCCCCATGAAGGGGCGAGGCGCGATGCGCACCTTGCGCGCGCGGACTTTGCCCTTCCGGCGGCGCTCGACCTTGGTCGTCCCGCCGAACTCCAGCGTGTGCGGCGCGTCGGTCGTGCGGTTGATCCGCGCCGGGCCGACCACGACGGACTCGGTTGTCGGGTCGTAGCCGAAGAAGATGAAGCGTTTGAGCAATCCGGTGTGCGAGTGCGGCGGCTGGCCAGGCGGCGCGGCGTCCTTGCGGCTGCGGATGCTGCTCTTTGCCGCCGTGCGGATGAACGCACCGGCCTTCGAGAGCGCGAGGCGGTTGGCCTTGTCGACGGCCCGCACGACCGTTTGGCGGTCGAAGAAAAGGAGCTTGATCCGCATGTCGATCACGGGGCGGGGTTCCTCTGGATGCCGCTGTGCGCCAGGTTGACCTTCAGCTTGTTCTCCGCGGTGGACCAGCCGATCACCGTCACATACTGCGTGTTGACCAGGTCGCCGACGTCCATGCACTTGCCGGCGGTCGGCGAGAGGACGAGCAGCAAGCCCACGCTCAGGAACGCCGCTACATCGACCGTGACTTCGCCGCTGGCGACGTAGCTGATCGGCTGGCCCGCGACGGCCGAGTTCACCGCGATGCCCGCGACCTTGGCCTTGTCGACCGTCGCGTCGCACTCGGCCTTGCGGGCCTTGCCATCGCTCGGGTCGAGATAGACGAACTCGCCCGCGTTGATCGCCTCACCGGCCAGCGCGCCCTGTGTCGCGCCGCTCTGGAGCACGCTGCCGCTGGTGAACGTGTAGGTCGCCATCGCTGTGTCCTCATCTGCAAAACGGGCGGGCGCCCGCGACGCGCCGATTCAGCGCGCCGCGGGTCGCCCGGATTCAGTCATCACCCGCCGGTGGGCGGCGGCGTGGTCTGGGCCGTCTTGGCCCCGATCTGGCCGAAACCCAGCGCCCCGATCAGGCTGGCGATCTTCTGAGCCACGTCGTCGCCGCTCATGACCTTGTTGAGCGACACCGCCTCCTCGGCGTCCGCCTCGGTGAGGGCCTTGACGATCTTGCCGACCGCCGCGGTCAGCACGGTGCCCAGGCCCTGCTGGACGGCGATGGCGTTCTGCGCGGCCAAGTTCTGCTGGTTAACCGCGTTGCTCATCGCGAGGTTGTGATAGAACGACGGACCGTCACCCAGCGACTTGAAGTTGGTGGACGACACGCTCTGCACGACATCTTCCGGAAGAGGCATTCGCAGTTCTCCTTGTGGTTTGCCTCACTCGAACCCGCCCGGGCCTCCGTACCCGGGCATCTTTCGATCGATGAACACGTCCTTCAGGACGGTGATGTTCGCCTTGGCGACTGCGCCGCTCTTCGCGTGCGGGTCGAAGTCGCTCGGCCGCAGCGCCCGCGTCTTCTTCGCGTCGCGATGGCAGTTGGCGGTGAGCGCCATCAGCGCGCTCATGCGGCCCCACTCGTCACGCGAACGGCCGTCGGCCATCGCCAGCAGCTCGCGCAGCGTCAGCTTGCCGGGTTCGATGCCGACGATTCCGGCGCAGCGCCAGATGAGCTGCCAGCAGTCGCGAGCGCCCGCTCCACGACTCTTTCCAGTTCGCCGCTTTGCAGCCGCTGCTCGACCAGGTCGCGGGCGCGATCCATCACGTTCCACGTCGTCGCGAGCACGCGCTGGAGGTTCGCCCGATCCCTCGGGCTCGGGGAAAAACCCACGAGGTCCTCCAGCAGGGCCTTGGTCGCGTGTTCGATCGCGTCGCCGGCCATCGCACGGCCGAAGTCCTCGTCGCTGACGCCCTTGGCGTCGGCCTCGGGCTTGCATACGGCGTAGACCACGTCACACAGCAGCACCGGGTCGCGGATCAGCTTCTCGATCAGCTTGCCCTCGACGATTTCGAGCAGGTCCACTTCGAGCAGCGAGCGGACGCGCTTGATGGCGTCCACGTTGATCGCGATCGTCCAGGTGCGGCCGGCGTTGTCGTTGAACGTCTTCACGCGCGATGCCCTCCTTGGCTTCGCTGCTCGCGGGCGAGACGCCCGCGCTACCCTCATCCACCGATCCAGCTCGGCGCCGTGGCCGAGTACGTCACCTTCGCGGTGACCGAGACGGTGATCGCCTCCTCCAGCGCCTCGCTGCGCGAGAAGGCCGTGATCATGAAGTCAGCCTGAAGCCCCTGGCCGGCGGCGCCGTCGAGCACCTGGAAGCCGATGATCTCGTTGTTCAGGTACGCGTTCTTGATCGCGGTGAAGCCGGCATCGGCTGTATCCCAGACCATCTCGAATTCAACGGATGCTTCCTTCAGCGTCGCGACCGTGGCGCGCCAGCCCGAATTCGCACGGGTCGTGACGTCGGCCTCGCCGGTCTCCAGGTTCAGCGTGACGTCGCGCGTGTTACCCAAGGCATTCCACGCGCCGCCACCGCCCTGGCCGCCGACCTTGTAGTTGAGCACGGCCTCCATGCCGAGCTTGATGGCCATTTCAGAGCCTCCTTACCGCGTGTAGCCGACGACCAGCAGCAGGTGCCCGGACGCGCCCTGCACCTCGAATTCGGTGAGGTCTACGCCTTCGAGCAGCGCCGCCGCACCGGGCGGCCACGACGCCGGCGTCCCGCCGCGGAAACGCACGTTCACCGGGTTCGTGTTCTTCACGCTGGCGATGATCGTCGCGTTCATGACGGTCGATACGTCGGCCAGCTTCACGTACGAGCCCGAGCCGAGGCTGAACGACTTCAAGTAGACGTTGACCATCGCGTCACCCGCCTCCAGTGGGGGGCAGTTCGCCGCCCGTCTCGCCGGTCCCACCGTTGCCCGGAATTACCTCTGCGTACTCCGGCGAGTATTTCTGGCTCAGCCGCAGTGCGCTGCGCCCGCGTGGCCGGCTGCCCGGGGCGTAGCCTGCGACCAGGACCTTGTAGTTCGGGGCGCCGCGCACCTCGATCTCCGACAGGTCCACCGATTCGAACGACACCGACGCGCCCGGCGGCCAGTTCGTTGAAATCCCGCCACGGAAGCGCACGCTGATGTTGCCCGCGTTCGTCGGGTCGGCGATGACCGTCGCCTGGACCACCGTCGGGGCGGTTGCCAGCTTCGTCCAGTCCGGCAAACCGAGCACGAACGACTTCAGCACCGCGTTCGCTGGCACCGCTCATCTCCGCACCCGGTACGTCACCGTCAGCACGCTGGTGAACTGCCGCCACTGCTCCAGATGCTCGGGCGCGAACACCGGCTCGTTCGCAACACTGAGCCAGGCGGCGTTCGGCGCCTCGTCCAACCGCTTCATCCGCAAGTGGTCGGCGATCTGCTCGACTAGGTTCATCAGGGCGTCGAGCTCGTCGGGCTGATCCGGGTTCACCTTCTTCTGCACGCCGATGTCGATTGCGACGTCGAAGAACCCGCTGTCGCGCGCCGCCGTCGCGATCGCCAGCGACTTCGGCACGACCGAGACATGGAGCGTTTGCATGTCCTGGAGTTCGAAGATGGGCTGGTACTTGCGCTCGGCATCGAATTCCAGCGCGAACGAGCCGGCGTTCAAGCTGGCGACGACGGCATCCGCGATGTCGAGGATCACGCTCACGGGTTCCGCTCCAACAGCCGGTCGAGCTTGGCCTCGATGCGCCCCAGCGACTTTTCGATGGTCTCGATGCGCGCGTCATGCACGGCGATCTGCGAGTCGTGGCGCAACAGCCGCGCGCCGCCGGCCAGCATCAGGACTGTCAGCAGCGTCAGCACGACACCGGCCAGCCAGGCCAGCTTCTGGCGAGCGGTTCCGTTGATCGGCGGCGCGTCCAACTTCACGACATCACTCCGTCGCCACATGCTTCGTGTGAATCCGCAGAGCCTTGCGATAGGGATCGCTGAAGCGCCACGGCGGCTCGCTGCCCGGGGCCATGATCTCGTACACGAACGTCTGCGCGCCGGCCGTCTCGCGGATGCGGTCGCCGGCCTTCGGCAGCGTCGGAGCGCCGGCCAGCACCAGGTCGGCGGACCGCAGCAGGAAGTCGCGCGACTGGAGTCGCTGCACGACGCCGTGCTCGTCGACCTGCTCGAACTCGGTGCGGCCGATCGTCGCGGCGATCTCCACCGCGTCCGCGCCGCGCTGGTAGACGACCGTGCGCGTCATGTGGGCATGACGCTGGTCGTCGAGCCACGCGAGACCTTTTTCGAGCACGTCCGGCATTGCTCATCCTTTGTCGCTGCGCCGCTACTGCGACATCCGCACGCGCACCGTCGCGTCCGCGTCGGCCGCCGCCTTCACGCACTTGCCGATCAGTTTGTTCGCGCCGGCGCCGGCGTTAGTGGTCGCTTGGTTGGCCGCGTCGTCCCAGTAGACGTTGACGCCGATGGCGATCGCTGTACCGCCGCCCGTGGCCTTGGCGAAGTCGAACACGCCATCGACCGCCAGCGACCCGAGCGCGTTGGCCGCGATGGGCGTCTTCGCCACACCCACCAGCTCGCCCTGCACGACGACGTCGCCGGCGGCGACCGCCGCACCGGGCGTGTAGTCGATCGACGCGCCTTCATGCACGAATGTTGCCTGCATCGCCATTGCTCATTGCTCCTTCGTCGCTACGTCGCGACCGTTACACCTCGCCCTTGCTCTTCACGCCGCCGCGGGGCTCCTGTAAATTCACGCCGAAATCGTGGTAGCCGCGCATCTGGACGCCGAGCATGTTGAAGTCCGCGTCGGCGGTCTCGATCGTGGGCGACTCCTGGCCGTTGAGGAACGCGACCTCGATCACCGGCAGGTCGGTCGGGTCGGCCAGCAGGTACCACGCCTTGTCCGAGAAGCCCGTGTACTGCGTGTTGCTGAGATAGCGGCTCACCTCGACGCGGAACTTGCCCTGGTGCGGGTTGGCGACCGGCGTCTTCGTGTTCGCGGTCGTGTCGCGGAACTCCAGCGACTTGAACAGCATCGTGCCCATCGCCGACAGGGCGGTCGGGACGAGGATCACCTGCGGCATCACACCCAGCGGCTTGCCGTCGGGGTCGACCAGCGTGTTGAACGCGACCTCGGCCTTCGTCAGCCCGTCGATGCCCAGCGCCGTGTCGGCACCGGTCAGGTAGTTGTTGTTGCCCGCCGTGAAGAATGCGGCGTTGTTCATGAAGATCGACCAGAACACGTCGTTGATCTTCAGGCCGCTGCCGCGCCCCAGCTTGCGGGGAACCGTGGTGATCGCGCCCAGGTCGTCGTTGATGATGTCGCGGCGGTCGATGGCCAGGATCAGGCCGTACGTCTCAGCCTTGTTCGTGTAGGCCTGCTCACCCAGCGTGCCATGCTTCAGCTCACCGCCCGGTGCGACCTTCTCGTACTGGTCCTTGCCCACCAGCCGGTAGCTGGTGACAGTCTTGAAGTCGCTGACGTTGCGGACGGCACAGATGTTCCGCCACGTCCGTTCGACGCTGAAGAACCCTTCCAGCAGGAACTTGTTCGTGACGTTCGACAGGATGCCGCCGATGTCGATGGTCGAGAAGCCGGCCTGAAGGCTCTGGCCGAACGCGCAGCGCAGCACCTCGCGGCTGTCGCGGAAGTTCCAGCCGGTGTAGCCGTTCGCCCGCGCGACCTCGAGCAGCAGTTCCTGGAGTCCGATCCCGCCGCGGAAACGCCGCGCGGCCGCGTCGAGCGTCTTCTCGTCGTAAAGCTCTTCGATCTTCGTGACCTTGCCGGTCATCATGCAGGCAGCTTCGAGGACCTGGCCGCTCATCGTGTCGCTCGACACGTGGATGGCCGGCGCCTTCGGGCGCGACGCGCGCAGCTTCTCCAGCTCGGTCTTTTCCTCAGTCCAGCCTTCGGCGATCGCCTGCTCCTCGATCTGCGGGAACTTGCCGCCGCAGATGCGACGAATCGCGGCGATGCGCTTCGACTCGGCAATGGCCTGCGCCCGCAGTTCGGTGACAGGGTTGACGGACGGGGCGGCCTCCTTGCCGTTCCCGTCCGTCTGACCCGCGCGCGTGGGCTCCAGCGTCGGCTTGGTCTCGTCGCTTTGCGTGACCTTTGTGTCATTCGTCTCATCCATGAGATCGTTCTCCTGCTGCTGAGCCGCGATGGTCGCGGTGGTGCCGCCGTCGGCGCCGAGGTCCACGAAGCTGATTTCGCCCAGCACCGTCCGGCGGGCGACGTAGAGCGGGCCTTCGAATGTGCGGCCGTTCACCGCGATGTTCTTGCCGGCCCGCACGAACTCGGCCTGCGCGACCTGCGCGCCGATCGAGGCCTGCCAGGGAAAACCGCGCTTTCCACTCGCTACGACTTCACGTGCGACGGCCGTCTCGCGCGAAACGACTCCCTCGGCGATCAGCCGGCCGGCTTCGATGACGATCCGTTCGGTGTGGCCGACGCCGGCGTACATGCTGTGGCCGAAGCGCACCGGCCGGCGCTGCGACGGGATCGAAAGTCCTTCGAGATCGACCACGACCGGATAGCGCCAGCCCTCGACGTGCATCGGCTCGCCGGTGTAGGCCAGCATCGTGAAGCGCGGGATGGCCGGCGCGTCGCCTTCGGTCGCGAGCGCTTCGAGCATGATGCGCTCGGCCTTGCAGGCCAGCGTCAGCCGGTCGGGAACCTGCTCCGCGTCCTCACGCGGCTGCTCGGGCGTCTTCGTCTTCCGTGACATCGCCCTCGTCCTCCGTCTTGTCGTTGTTCGTCGCGGCCGGTGCCGCTTGTTCCGTCGTCAGTCCCAGCTCGCGCAGCAGCGCGATCTCGCGCCCGCGCTGCCGCAGCTCGCTCTCCCAATCCAGTCCCTGCTTGGCAAACTCGACGGCCAGCGTGGTCGTGTTGCTCGCCAGCCGCGTCGCCTGGGCGTTGGCTTCCTTGGCCGGATCGACGTGCTCGAAGCCGTCCCAGAACCACTGGTGCGGGAACTCCGCGTCGCGCGTCCGGAGCAACTGCGGCAGGTAGCCCTCGATGAGCACGGCCTCGTTCAGCCACGCGGCCAGTACGCGGTCGAGGACCACGTCGCCGAGGTACGCCTGGTCGATGCGGATCTTCTTGAAGAACGCCTGGTGATCGAGCCGGCCGGATGCGTAGTTCATCTGGGCCGAGTTGCCGAGCGCCACGTTGAGCGGGATCTCCAGGCAGCGGGCGATCTCGTTGATCACCTCGTGCTTGAA